AATTATATGGCCAATTTGAATAATTGGACCATTCATTTCTTAAATTGACATCACTTCTCTGAAAATAAAAAGTATAGTTTGCAGTCATTCCCAATGAATCAAGATCGATTTTTTGACTTCCTGTTACATTATAAAATATATTTTCCCTTACTTGTTTTATAAGATATTTTTGTTCATTGAGTGCAAAAACTCTAGATTCTTCATTCGAGAGAAAACAATAGGTACAATTTAAATGAATATTAGAATTCCATAATGTTCTAGTATCTACATATGAACCTACATTCAAATCAATATCAGGAGGGGATTGAAGAAATCTATGGAATTGCATATAATATTTATTAAAATTGGGTGCTACTAATGGAAAATTATTATATGCGTCATACACATCACGTATTTGAAATAGTTCTTGGATGGGACGCATCGTAATATTTATATGAACTTCGTTATATTGAAGTGCTACTAATGGGAATGCCATTTGACTTTTTAAATTAAACCAACAATTTAAAGGAATGTATAATGTTCTACCTCTAATGGATGGCTCTGCCCCTGCAGGATTTTCGGTATAAAATGCATTTGGATAAGAATTAACTCTTGTTCCAGAATTACCTGGATTGTTTATTTCAGGAATATTTCCAATCATTTTATCAAACAATGCCTTTTTATCACTTGAAAAATCTCGTTGGACTACAGATGCTAAATAGGCACCTGAAAACTCTTGTAGTGTTTGATTTCCGCAAGTTATTTCGATTTTTCTAATCATTTGTGCTCCTAAATTTTCAATCCATCTAAATTCATAAGGAACCCATTGATTATCATTTGTTTGGATTCCATTTGTTGTAGGATTCGGTGGTACAATAGGGCTCCATATATTAGGCAAGTCTATTGACAAATAACAGTCCATTAATAAATCGGCATATCGTGGTATTTTAAATGTAAAATAACTATCTTCTGCTAATTGTAATGTTTTTGTACCTTCAAAATCGACTCTAAACTTTTGAAGACCAAAATTTGTATATTTTAAATATGAATTTTTAAAAAAACTTTTACTAGGATTTCCATTTAATAAAATATTAGCTTGACCTTCAGAAACCAATGACATGAGACCTCCAGGCATATTTAAAGTATATAAATATTATATAAATAGTTTTTATTTACTTTTACAAAGAAATACATTGGTATTTAGAGCAACGCGCATTTTAATTGCCGACTTTTTATAAAAAAAATAAGAAAATAAAATTACGAATTGCATTGTTGGACTAAATTCCAGATAAAGGGGTTATCAATATATTATTACTACTAATAATATATGATAATAATTTTTTAAATTATTTATTATTATAAATTACAAGTCGGCACTTAAAATCGGCGTTGCTCTAAATAACCACTTTATTCATGTAAAATATATTTTATGTAAACTAAAAATCATTTGTAAAATGCGGCAAACCTGTTATTAATTGTTGTTGTGTATTCAATTTAGCATTTTGATAATTTTTTATTTTTGATAAAATATACTGATGTTTTTCTCTATTTTTTAGTTCTTTTTCATGTGGGGTTAGTTTGCCTTTATATTTAACCAACAATACAAAACATACTAAAATAATAAATAATCCAATTAATACAACATTTAACAGAATGTTATTATATTTGTTTTTAAACTCTCTACAATTTTTTAAAGTTGTATTTATAAAATATTTGACACCAGGTTCAGTTAATGATGGTTTTTCTATGAAATCCATATTATATTTATTTCATATTATTTGTTTCGAATAAAAACTTGACATAAATAATTATTTTTCTGATGCTAATGAAAAAATATATTTTATTGTATATACTGCAGTTTTATTTTCATATTATATCATATATAATATATAACATGAATTTAGAAGTGAATGAGGCAATAAATAAATACTATTATTTAAAAGGTGAATATGAAAAAGAAATCAATGATAGTAAACTTGTTGTTAAACACTTAAAGGGACTTTCTACAAAAGAAAGACGACAAATGTATTTAAAACAAAAGCATAAGTGTGTTAATTGTAAACGACCTGTAGGTAGTAAATTTACAACAACGTTAAATGACCTTGATGAACGAAGTTTAATTGCATTATGTGGAGATGTAAAATCTCCATGTCCTTTAAATATAAATATTTATTTAGGAACTATAACCGATTTTCGTGATGAAATAACGGAGGAAGAAAATGAAATTAATAAATTAAAGAAAAAAATCATTATAGATAAAAACGATTTAATTTTTGGATACATTACTTCCGAACAAGCAGTTGAAAATTTTGATAAAATAAAAGACGAGTTGTCTAGTAAAATAAAAACATACGAATCACTTAAAGATATTGTAATTGATATTACAGATGGTATAGACAATGTTGAAAGTTTAAAAAAAAAAGAAAATATATTAGATGATACTATTGTTCAATTTAAAAAAATGGTTCATGATTTTGAAAAAACAAAAGATGTACAATATATTCAAGATCTTATAGAGATTTATATAAATAAACTTTTACCTATTATAACATACGACGATAATGGAAATCCAAAAAAAAATAATAATTTATTAAAAAACATTATGACTGAAAAATATTCATATGTTGCAGTCGAAAAAAATGAACTTGATGAAGATGGTGTATATAAACTAATACAAATTCCTCATACTATACAAGATTTTGAATTTGATAGTTCTGAAGATAATTCAAATAAAATTATATCATTTCGTACAGGACTCTAACAGTGGCTAAATTTGTATTGGTATATTATGAATTAATGAAGCGTCTGAAGGACATTTTACTTCAGTTGGTTTATAAATAAAACAATTGTCTGAATTGTTTTGATATTGAACCTTACCAGAATTTTCAATGGTTGGAAATACTATTATTTTTTTCATATCAGGACCCATTATATAAATAAAAAATAAACCTATTGCGAAACTAATAAGGAAAACATTAAGATTGATGTATCCAAACATTTATACATATACCAGATATAATAATTTATATAAGATATATATATACATGTATTTAACAAAATTTATTCATTTAAAAAGTGGAAAAGTAATTATGTCAATCTTGTTGGGTTTTGGTCTAGCAACAATATTTCGACAAGCATGTAAAGGGAAAAATTGTGTATTATTTAGAGCTCCAAAATTGGAAGATATAGAAGATAAGGTTTTTAAACAAGATGGTAAATGTTACAAGTTTACTCCTGAAAATGTTACATGTGATAAAAATAAAAAAAGAGTTAGTTTTATATTGTCTTCAGAAGAACCATAGAGTTTGTTTGTTTGTTTGCGTATTTTTTGTCATATATTTAGAAATTATAAATGTATAGTCATGGAAGATACACTTTCAACATCAAATATAAACGATTTACCATTAAACCCCCTTGGAGGAGGTTCATCTAATGTAAATTTTTCAGCAAACGAGAAAATTCAATCTACACCAAGTATACAACAATATCAACCAAATATAACCCCTACACAATCTCAACCCCAATCAAATAATCTATCATTAGACCAAGGTACAATTAATCAAATCATAACAGGTCTTCAACAAGCAGGACATGTTACACAATTGCCATCTAGAGACATTCCAACATCTACAGAATCATTGACAAATGATCCTCAGATCCAACCTAATTATATTCCGCAAACAGAAGTCAAAGATTATATAAAAGAAGATGATGATTATGGTGATATAATAAACGACTATAATAAAAAGATTAAAAAATCAAATAATTTAGATAACATGTATACCGAAATTCAGACACCTTTATTGATAGCTGTATTGTTTTTTATGTTTCAATTACCCATTTTTAAAAAGTTGTTATTTTCTAGTTTTCCAATGTTATATTTTAAAGATGGCAATATTAACTTGTATGGATATTTATTTACGAGCGTATTATTTGGAATCATTTATCATGTATTAAATAAAGTAATGTGGTATTTTTCCACATTTTAGAATAAATAATACTATATAGTATTATTATAACATGTCATGTAATACACCAAAAAAAATAAAATATTCAAAATGTATACATAAATATTCAAATCCCAAACAAGCTCAAACAATGGCATATAAATATTTAGGAAAAACTGCAAAATTGTACCCATCAAAAAATCCACATAAAAAATATATGATATGTGATAAAAATAATAAAAAATGGATAAATTTTGGACAATTGGGATATGAAGATTATACAAAACATCACGATAAAACAAGAAGACGATCTTATCTAACACGAACAAAATCAATGCGTGGAAATTGGAAACGAAATAAATACTCAGCAAACAATTTGAGTAGAAATATTTTGTGGTAAA